GCTGGTATACAACAGCAAAGCGTTCTCCTCGGTTGGACATAAGGTTAGAAATGTCTCGCCATCCAAGACGGCGCGGGTCCAAAAGACACCCTTCGGGGTAAGCAGCAGCCGAACGCTTATGATTATTCTTTGAACACTTTTCTTCATAATGGGCCTTGTACTTTAGGTGTTTGTATTTTTTGTCACGTCGAAGCAATGCTGCTTCTTCTTCTGTTAATTCATCTATGGCTTCTTCGGCTTCCTCATCAAGAGGCTGCACCATGTCTAAAGCGAAGCGGTAAAGATCATCAGGAGCCAAACGCTGACCAATAAGAGCAAGCATACCTGCTGGTTCAAGTCGAGTTTCTGCAACGTCTTGGTACCAGTCTTCCATTGCTTCTCGTTGTTCTGCAGAGCGCACCTTGCGAGGGTCCACAAGGTCGTCCCAGAAACAGCCATCGAAGCGCCCTCCGATGAAACCACTATCCATACCGTAGGCACTTAGGGTTGGCTCCTTTTCACTAATAGCACCAGACTCCTCTGGCTGCATAACAATAAACGCTTCGTTAGTCCACAATTCTTTTTCCAATGGTTTAAAGCGTCCAAAGTCGTGAGCCATTGTTGTAATAGCATCAAGTGCTTGCCCACGGGCTTTAAGCATCTCGTCTGCTTGTTCTGGAATAACACGTTCTAGTGATCTACGCACACGCATCAAGTTTCGTTTGGCTAGGCTCATAGTCGCACTACCAGTCAAAAGACGAGTAGAACGATTACGGCAAATAACCCAACACGTAATGTCATGTAGCAATGTGGTTTTACCAGAACCAGGTGGCATGTTCATAACCACGTATTCTTTGTCTGGCGACTCAAGTAATTCTACTAAAGCAATACCGGCTTCTTCTTGCCATGGCGTAGACACACGGCCAAAGTAACGCTCACGAAAATAACCAAAATCTTCTAATGCCAACTTGGCTTCGTCTGACAATTTGTCATACGGTATCGGCCCAGAGAGTTTGGCTTCTTTCTTTAATTCTCGGTAGTTGCTGGCAGAACTATCAATGCCTTCATCGGCACGTAGATTCTGAGCAGCTTTTTCTACACGGTAGGCAGTAGCCTCTGAGAACTTAGCCTTGCGAGCACTTTCGGCAATAGAGAACCCCGCCGTGCGTGCCTCAAAGTACTTCTTACGTTGTACTGGTGTTACTGCCATTTATGAGTTCAATGCGTCTGCAATCAAACCACGCACCCTGTATCCAGGCACGTTGGAATCACCAATGGTAAAGATGCCGCCAAGTCCATCGTTGTAGTCTTTAACCGCAACTACTAAAACGTAATCTTCTACGACGGGCATCTCCCATGGTGCATCACTTGGTAGTTCCTCGTTTATGCGGTTGAGAAACTTGGGGAGGTTTTCATCGAGCCACTCTTTAAGTGACTTTTCAATAATCTCCCCATGTGACATTAGGCTGTTGGTGTTGTTGTGTCAGCCTTGATTGATTCCGCTGCCTGTGTAGCAAGGTGACTTGCAAGCAACAAGTTGCCTTCAAGATTGTTCTTGCGTACAAAGTGGAGGGCCTGAACAAATGTAGATGCCAAAATGCACAGCGATGCTACAAGTCCTTCAACTCCTACAGGGATCTTAAATCCTGGGTGAACAACTGCTAGTACTGCTCCTGCTCCTGTAAGGAGTGAGGTGATGTGTGGTGCGTATGTTTTCTTCATGCTTTAATCATAGCATGAGAAATCCCCCCAGTTATGCAACCAGGGGGATTCTCGGAAGGAGGGTGAAAAAGTAGCCTGTCCGAACTACTCTTTTATCTTAGCATACATCTATGGCGCAAGTCAAAAAAAATTTTAAAATTCGCACCAAGGTGCAAAGCCTGGACTAGCGCTGGGACTCTACCCATGCTTGCCAGTCCTGGCCGTTAACGGTGATTGTTATACCCCTTCGTCGGCGGCGTACCCTGCGTCTGTACTTGGGATTAAAAAGCCAAGTAGAGGGGTCGGTGTTGTCTCGGCGGCGGCGTAGGAAATTCAAGTCCGCTTAGATTTGAGTTTAGCCTTGATGGCTTCAAACTTGATCTTGGGGTTGGCATACTTACGGTTGGCCGCCTGTATGTCTTTTGACTCATGCTTGTTAAATGGTTGGCCGCAGCCACAGGTAGAACACATACACCAAGCATACACATAGCAGACACCAGGGTGCGTAACATGTCGCGCAAAGTGTGGTACTCTGTATGTACTACCGATGAGAGTAGTCGTGGGTGCAAGTCCCCCCGGAGTGTGAGTCTTACTGCCATGCATGTAAATGCCCTGTACGTAAGATACTCGCCGGAGTTAGCCGGTTAGAGCGGTATTCGGTCGAACACGCACCATAAGCCATTGGTGAAATGTCCAAGTACTTCTAAACGCATCGGACAAGCCTCGTGTTCACGACGGGTGGATGTCCCATTTAAGATACTTAAGTCTTTCTTTTTTGGTTAGGTGATGCGGGGATACCTGTAAGCAAAGCCTGAGCATTAAAGATAGTGCTTTTAAGGGGGATTAAGAAAGAATAATGAGGGTTCTCACCTGATCGGTTTGAAAAGTTTTTTGTTCGATTTCTCTCCGCGAAATCTAACGTGCTTTTTTACAGCATATGTACCAAAACCCTTATAAACACTGGTGATGAGAATGACAGTTCACCGTTTTTGAGATACACTTTTACGCAGAGGCACCCCCCTCGGCACACATCCGGTCAAATACGAACACTTGTTCGCCTACTTACTCGTTAGTATTGGTACCTATACGCACGAATAAGGGATGCTGAGGGATGGGCTTATCTCTCACGTCACCACTGAACCAGAATGCCGAAGATCAAAATCTAGGCACCACTGAGGCCGCACCAGCAGCACCACCACATGGCCACCAGCACCACACATCGAGCACCGAGCCATCATCGGGCCACTGTCACCAGCCGCGCTACAAGGCACCTAGAGCCGCCGCACCAGCCATCCGGACTGAACTACGAGCACTAAAAAACCGGCCCGAAGGCCGGCTCTCTAGCGTGTCTAGTAGGTAGTGAATTAATCGGGCAGGATGTAGTGCACCTCCCCATCCTTGGTCATGCATAGATAGCCGCAGCCTGAAGCCTCAGCGTCAAAATGAATAACGAACGAGCCCTCGGAGTCAATCTGAACCATGAGCAACTGACAATGCTGAGCACGTAAAACCTTATTTACACGGTCGAGTTCACTCATCACATGCCACCACTACGAGAGCCAGTGCCACCGTGACCACGAGCCACACGATGCACGCGAACGGGTCGGACTGGTGAGGCATCGACCAATGCACCGTGACCGCGTAGTGAACCTTTAATGCGACCACGTAGCCCGTGACCACACTCAGCACCAGGCCGCACCACGTACGCACTGAGTAGCCATCGTTCGCCCTCATTGCATCACCTCCGCATAGTCGCACTGGCAATCCCACGAACCGAGCCAGCACTCTTGGCACGTGCCGCACGCATCGCACCACTCATCATCGAGCATCGCCTCACACTCAGCGTTAATGCATGGCGTGAGCATCGACACATCGACCGGCTCGAAAGAGTCGTAATCATCGAGTGCACCGAATACCGAGTAGGGCTGACCCATAATCCGGTAGGCCGGCGTGTACGGCTTGTATGAGTTATTACTAAACCACACATCGCCGCGCCAATGTCCGAGCGACTCGCCGAGAATTGTGACCGGCTCGTGGTCATCCTCAGCACTGAGAATTACGCACTTAGAACCTGAACCAGACACGAACCCATCGAGCACATCGAATACGACCGCGGAACCGAGGGCAGCCACGCCACCGAGTGCCGGCAGATAGTCCTCAGCAAACACTCGTGAGTCCGACCGCCAGTCGTTCTTAGCGATGCGAACCGGCAGCACGCCATTGTGACCGAGCACCGTGCGAGGTGAACCATCCACCGCGAACGGATGGCATCCATCGATGCTGACCGCGCCGTGAGTAGCGATGCGAGCGTGAAACATCCACGCAATTACTGAGTCATTCAGCCTGGTCAACGACTCCAAAAAAGAGCTGCGGATCACCGCTGAGTCCATCCCGCGGACGGTCAATAAATCGCGCACGCCGGCCTCATTGTTAAACAGCACCGAGAACCCGAACCCGTCAGGATTAGCCCTGCAAGCGTGCTCGAGTTCGCTGCCAGTAGGCACGTCATAGGCACTGAGGCCACAGATAAGTAGACACATGATTACGCACCCACCATCTCGAACGTGCCACCATCGAGCACACGAACCGCGTGCGGATANGTNGCGGCATTGTCTCGAACGTAACGAGCGAACTCATCCCACTCNAGCGCACCTGCGACCACATCTCGACTATTCAGGCCGCGCGTGTATTGCATCGAAGCGTGAACGAACTCAACCGATGCGAGCACACGCCCGACCGCCAGCGATGGCCGCCAGATGCGCACCTCCACAGTCTGAGGCCATCCCAGATTAACCGCGTCCGAGTGCGAGGCGTACTCCGAGCGTGCACACTTAGTCACCACGCCAGCACCACCGCGCAGCGATGAGAATGAGGCATACCCAGACGAACGCCGCGCGACATTCACGAACCCAGTCTCGTTACGTGCATAGAGCAGCGCAAAGCGTGAAACGTGAGATGGGCCACTGAACGCGACACGCGAGACGTGCACGTGCAATCCGCACGATGACTCCGACCACGCACGAGCACCAGCCGCACCGAGTCTCGACAGTGCCGCACCGAAGGACGGCGCGAACTGCTGCCACGAGTCGAGCGACCGAGGATGAGTGACTATCTCGAAGCCACGAGATAGCGACCCGTCCTCCTTAAGGTAAAGCACCGAACTATCGAACGCCGCAGACATCATCTCCGCGAGTTCGCGCCGGTCACCCTCTCGAGCCTCGACCTCGAGTTCAATCCCGAAATACGCGAGGCATGAACGGTCGAGAAGGCGTTCGTTCTCATCGAGAATACGACCACGAGAGGCATCGTTAAAGAACGAGAACGAGCGGCCCACCTGGTGCACTGAGTAGCGCGGCTGAATTGGCCAAAACACAGGGTCGGGCTTGTACGAGTAAGAGTGGATAATTCCGCAGTCCTCCTCGTAGTCATCCTCCACATCGCAGCCGCAGTAGTCGAGTAGGTACTGGTCGCACCCTTCGCAATAGGTGTAGTTATTGTCGCGGCAATCCACGCACACCCAGTCGTCCTCGTTAACGCACACGGACGGCACACCATGACCATTAACACCGAGGCACGTGAACAGCGTGTCGCAGTCAGCGCAAAACCACGAGTCCACCTCGCGGCAATCATCGCACCACTCGAACTGAGTAGTCCTTCCGTGAACGGTCGAGACATCCCATTGGTCATCGAACGCCAAACCGCACCGCTCGCACTCGTACAGCATCACCGGCTCATCGCCGGCTTCAATCATCGAGAGTTCCTCACTCATCGCATCTCCAATCGCGCACGGGTCATCTGCCCGTGTCGCTGCTGAAATTGTAGCGCGATTAAGCGTGGCCCTCGTGGCAATTAATAGCGGCCAAACTAAATGACCTGAACGAGCACCCATCGAGCACCCATCGAGCACCACCGGCCGGCCATCGAGCCGCCTAAATCCGACCTAATCCATCGACTTTATAGGATACGAAAATAATCCATAGATCTGCAACACGGGCAAAAGCGCGGCGGCGGATGCGGAGGCGTGGGATTTTGTCGCAGTGCCGCGGGATTTTGTCGCAGCACCCCCAGAAAAATTATTCCAGGGGGGTAATAAAATTCCCTGGGGGTCTGCCAAAGTCAGTGGCGGATTGGAGTACACCACTGACTAGTCGTGAGTCACACCTTGGTAAGGCGTATCGACTCTCGAATCAATGTTACTACGTCTTTGGTACCGCGTGTAGTTTTTCTTGGGCGGTTATGTCCATTCACGCACTTGTCTATCTCAGCCCATTGCTCAGGTGTAACTTCAAACACGAAGTTCACCATCTCGCCACGGATCTTAACGGTAATCGAATCAGACATTACTGCACTCCGTAATCTTGACAAATGCTTGCAACTGCTTCGTTTAATTCATCAAACAGTTCTGCTATTGCTTCTTGATTAAGAGAGGCTCTGTCAATCATGTCCTGAGTAATCTCAGAAAACCAAAGAACTTCGGTATTGTCTGCCCCAAATGTTTTTACTTCCATCTCACCCTCCTTAATTGGTGTAACGACATACTACGCATACACCGGAGGACTTGTCAAGTATTGTTTTTTCTTTTGCGGTAACGTGCCACACGGATGCGAGTCGCTTGATTGTATGCATCGATGCACGGCTGACAAGTCTCGTGCTCATTGTCTTTCATCTTTTGCCTGCGATGCCAAGCCCAACCACGCTCGGTGCCATGCTCTACTTCTTTACGATTGGGAGGTGTGTAGCCAAGTGAGACAGCCACGATTCTTAGTTCGTGATAGTCCAAGCCTGACCACACACCCCACGCTTCGCGATGAACTAAAGCCCANTCAAGACATTCNGTTTTNATTGGGCAGTTCTTACAGATGTATTTCGCTCTGTTGATCTTTTTAATGCGGTCGTCNAAGAAAAGTTTGGTCATGCCAATACATTTCGCTTCCGACCAGTCGACCATTAGAAGGCTGGTTCTACTTCCTTCTTCTTGGCTGAGTGTACCTCTGCCGTAGCGAACTGTAGGTCGGGGCCAACAGCCTGAGCNTTAAGGATAACCTTGCTCANTGTNTTGCCTTCCTTGTTTTCGNAACGGTCTTGAGTTAGAAACCCATTTACGATAACTCTGTCACCCTTGTGGAGTGAGTCTGCAACACCTTGGGCTAGTGTGCCCCAAGCAGTTACATCAAAGTAAGAAACGTATTCTTCTTCACCCTTTTTACGGTTAACGGCAACACTAAAATTAACAAGTGCCATGCCGTTATTGATGAACTTGATTTCTGGGTCGGTTGTGAGTCTCCCGATAATGGTAGTGCTCATTTNTTATCTCTTTTCTCTTAGTTACAACGATGTAATTCTATCACCTTTCAGTCTCGTCAAGCAAGGTAATCCACTGTTCTAATGTCATAACTACGTAGGCTTCTTTGGCACCACGATTACGACGCTTGATAATAGAAACACCAAAGTCAGCACGGGCGTTAGCCTGCTCGTGTAATGCCTCGTCAACGATGGTAGAAAGGGTTATCTTGCCCACGTTCTTGCACTCAAACACAATGCCAGGCAGACCGTTTAAATCTCCCTTGTCTATCGTGTTGCCAGCACCGTACCTGCGCTCAATGGTGACACGGCCTCGTTCGTTGAAGTAACGGGCAACGTCGCGCTCCCACTGACTGCCCTTAGCCTTCTGTGGTGTCGTCATACATACCCATTTTTTCCTGTATTTTTGTAAGTTCTTTCAAAAGTTCTTCCTTTGTCATTGATTTACTAATTTCATCAAAGACGTTATCTTTCTGTGGTGTCGTCATCGTCCCTCTGTCTAGCCATAATGTTTTTCATTGCTGTTGTAATGATCTGTTGGTCAACGCCAAGCGTAATAAGTTCTGTAAGGAATGGAATCATTACAGANTCCACCGCCTCATTAATTGANTGAATTAACTCCTGCTTTTCCATGGTACAAGTCCTTTCTGACTGCGTTCCTTAACCATTCTACTTCTTTGCTTGGCACTAATCCCAGCACGGTATCCAATTTGCAGATAATCGTTTAATGCATCCTCAAGACATTGCTCTCTAACCGGACAAGGAACACAAACGTTTAAGATTTTTTCTTCTACGATGTACGACTTGCCTTTCTGCGGATGAAAGATGTTGACATCCATCCCCCTACATCTTGCTTCTTCCCTCCAACTCACTTTCTTCCTCCCTTTAATGCATCTTTAAATCCTGCTGGCATAGGCACCGACTCTGCTCTACGCTTTGCAAGTTCTTCTGCCCGACGGTTCTCGTAGTCTTCTATTTGTTGATAGACAACTTGGGTTCTATCCACGGGCTTTTTATTATCTCGTTCACGCTGTGCCAACATAGTCTCATAGTGCTTACGAAATTTCTCTGGCGACAAGATGACCGTGCTCCAGAAGTCATGGCTTGCGCACCACTCAATTAAAACCAACGCTTCTTCTTCTTTTCTTTTATCAAGGCGCACCATCTTTTCAAAGCAAGCAGCAACAGTATCATTTTCTCTAAAAGGCTTTTTGCCATTGGCAACTATCGCCTTCCTAAGTTCTTTTACCAGCCTTCGAGCGACCGTCCAAGACTCACTATCTTTACCCTTATCAGGAGAAATAGCCCTAACCTTGGTGACCGCTTCCCTTGCCTGTTCTTCAGTGATGTACCCATCTTCAATAAGAAAACAGATCGCTTTCCTGTAATCAGTTTCCATTCCTAAACTCATCCAGTGCAATTGTAAGGTACGTAATCATGTCAAGTAGAGAATCTTCGATGCCCTCGTTAGCCAACTTTGAGCCTTGTGCTGCTAATTGCAGACGACCCATCTTGTCATTGGCTCTCAGACAAGCACCCACCCATGAAGGTATCCCGAAAGAAAGGCTTTGTCTGATGTTGTAATAAGGGTTATCAGGTCGCCCATAGTCACGTGACTTCTTATCGTGCATCTCCTGCACTTCTTTTAGTATCTCGTTAAAGGAAGCGTTCATTAGCAACCATCCGTCCATTCTGGGTACAACCCGTGATTTCTATTGTAATAAAATACTGCTACTGCTTGTTGTTGGTATACGTCTGCTTCGTTGGGTGTAGCAGGTAAGCCCTTAATGTTCTGACGAGCGTACTGCCAAATCTCAGGCATGAATTGAAACATACCCTGAGCACCTGATACCACGTTGGTATCAATTACTTTGCCACGACTTTCACGATACGCAATACAAGCAAACCTCGTTTGTACATCTCTAGGCAAAGAAAGCAATGGTGGTGTAGGCATCGCTGTCTCCACCAAGACTGGTTGCGGTACTTCTACCGCCGGTGTTGGCTGTACAAATGACAAGGACGTAAGAAAAGCCCCCATCGCCAGCGTGGTCTTAATCATTGTTCTTTGGATGAGAAGGATGGTTCACCCTGCTCAACTGGATTTCAAGTTCGCGAATCTTCCTGTGTAGGTCGCGGTTCTCTATCATGTATTCCTCTACTCTGCCAAGAATTACTTCGTTCCTCTCGCGCAGGTAGTTAAGTTCAAGTTCGTGGTTCATTACCCTCCTCTGGGATGAATTCAGTTAATTTACTTTTGTTGCTAGGACAGCGATGTACTACTTCTTCTGCCCGTGCTTCCACTAATGTCAAGCACTTAGGGCAAACCCATTTTCTCATCACTCTCCTATACCTTTAATACATTGAACGGTGGCATCGCCATGTTGCTATGTCTGACTGTTACTTTTAAGGCCACGCGAACCGCTGTGTCTGGCTCTA